CGCCGCGGAACTTCGGCGCGTCGTCGTCGCCACCCGTCACAATCGCGCGACGTGCAGCGGGTGCGGCGTCGGCGATTGCCGCGCGGATTTCCGCGCGAACGCTCTTCGCCACGGCGGCGGTGTCCGCCTTCTCTTCGGGCTTCGCCATGTCGGTTTCGACTTCGGCGGGCGCGGCGGCGGGTGCCACCATCACGTCGATATTCGCGGGGTCAATCGGTGCGCCCGATTCGTCCACGATCATGCAATCTTGCAACATAAGCGCTTTCGTGTGCGCCACGCCACGTTCGCCGTGTTGTGCGGCGGCGTTCTTTAGTGCGGTGGTGAATTCTGAAATTTTGAGTGTACGCATATCGGTAATCCCTTCGGTGTTGCGTCTAGTTCTAGGCTACGCGTCTAGGCACATTGCCGCCCGTTCGTAGCCGCCACGTCAACGCAACGCGCCGCGGGCGCGCGCCAATTCGCGACGCACCACGGCGTTAGTTTCCATCGGTTGAACCCGCGCCGCGCTTGCGGCGTCGGCCCACGTACGCGCGGGCACGGGCACGACAATTTGTACGCGCCGTGGTTCGACGTAATCCAACCAACGCGCGGCCGCGGCGGCGTCTACGGCGCCCTTGCGTACGGCGCTTATCAACGCTTGCGGGTTGCATTGGAGGGGCGCCACGGAAATTTCCATAAGGCGCCATTTGTTGTAGACAGTATGCACGGCATCGCCGTAACGCTTGCGGTCGTCAACGGTCGCGCGGCGCGTGCCGCCCTGTTCGGGTACGTAGCCAATGCTTACGCCCTTTACGACCCCTTGCCCAATCACGGCGCGCACGAAATCGGGGAAGAATTCGCCGACGTAATCTGCGGGGCGTTCGGCCAATTGGAATTCGCCCACGATGCTATCGGGGTTGCGTTGCAACGCGACGCAACGGCCGACGGGTAGCGTTAGGTCGTGATTCCAAAACAACACGGGGTTGGATTCGTACTCCGTGCTATTCATACCTTGCGGGATTACCACTTCCCCGTCGCGGTCGATAGCGGCGGTCGTAACGGTCGCGGTGAATCCGCCCGCGCTAGGTACCAATTCGGCTTTGAGTTTCTTACGTTGCATGGTCATACCTTCCGCGCGCGTGCGCGTCGTTCGGCTTCCGCCGCGATGTTTTCGTAATCGTCTACCAACGTCGGTTGCATCGCGCATCGGCAATTCGGATGCAACGGCGGCGCCGAAATCTCTTCATAGTCGAGTTTCATTTTCCCGCCGTCGGCGCCCGTCAACGTGTCGCCCTTCGCGTAAAACGAATCCTCTAACCCCACGCCCTTTTCGGTAAACCTCTTCGCGACGGCTTCGCAGAATTCGCACGGGTCGGGCGCCAATAGCCAACGCTTCCCCGACACTAGCCCCGTGGATTTCCACGCGTCGGTTTCGGCGGTTGCCGCCGCGCGCGCGGCTTCGGTGCGTGCAATCATCGTTGCACGGCGGCGCGTCGCGCGCACGTCGTCGCCCTCGCCGCGTGCCCATTCCTGCACGCGTTCGGCGAGTTCATCGGTGTTTTCACCTAACGACATCCCCTCCCCGAACATATCGCGCAAGCGTTCGACGGTATAACCGTTGATTGAATCGGCCGCGCGCGACGCCAACCTAACGCTACCGCGTTCGACGTACTCCGCTAGTTCTTTGCTACTCCAACCCAATTCGGCGACGGCCGTAGACGTTGCAAGTTTCGACAGGTTGGCAAATCCGATATCGGCGCCGTGCTGCAACGAACGACGAATGTACGGCGCTAGCGCGTCCACCAATTCGCGATGCCACGCGCCACGCTCCAACACGCCGACGGCGCGCGCGACCGTGTCGGGCGTCGCGTCGCCCTCGCGTTTGATTGCGGCAACGACGGCGCGCACCTGCGCGGCAAACACGGCGTCTACCCCTTTCAGGAAGCCCGCCAACAATTCGTCGTCTACTAGTTCACCCGTACCCGCGGCTTTCGTGATTCGGTCGGCGTCGGTTAGCCAAAGGTCGGAATGCTTGACGGCGTGCGCGTCGGTGCCACAACAGGCGCACGATTTCGCGCGCGACTTCTCGCCGCGTTCGCGGTCGAATTCGTCGCGCTTTCGTTTCGCCCACGCCCATCCCTCATCCCCGCCCCAACCGTGCCACGCTTGCCACCCCTTGCCCTGTTCGTCCCACGTCGCGCCCTGTTTGTCGGATTCGTGGCGTTCGAAGTAGGCAACCATCCGCCTTACGGTGTCTTCCGACACGGCGACGCGGTTGGCTAGGTCGCGGGCGCGCGCGATGCCCGTAGCCGTCATGCCGCGTTGGCTAGGCGGCTTCGATTCGCGTACTTCAAGCGCGCGCCGCGCGTTGTCGGCGACGGCTTGCGGCGGCACCGTGTCGATATCCTCCAACGCTTTTGATTCGCCGCACATTTCGTACGCGATAGCGGCGGCTTGTGATTCGTCGTAGCCCTCCGCTAGTAGCGTCGGAATCTTCGCGGCGACGCAATCGGAAAGCGCCGACTTTGTGGCGGTAATTGGTGCGGCCGACGGTGCCACGGCGTCGGCCGACGTCGCGACAGGTGGCGCGGGTGGAGTAACTGCCGCGGTTTGTGGCGGCGTCGCGTCTAGTGCGATTGGAGCGGGCGCCGCGGCCCCTAGCGGTTGCCCGTTCACCAACAGGCGGTCGGCCATTGGGTCGTCGGTACGTTCCAACCCGTAGCGTTCGCGCGCTTCATTCGGTGTTAGCCAACCACCCGATACCGCCACTTGCGTTTCGGTCAAATCCTGTTGGCGGTTCAACGGTACAGGGTCGTCATAGGCTAGCACCGCGTCGCCTTCTAGGCCGAACATCGGCAATAGCCGTTGGTTCAAAGTTTCCTCATCCATTCGGCATAGCGGTAGTACCGTCATTTCACGCCACGACGCGAACCCGATAGACGCGCCCGCTAGGTTCGGGTCGTTCGCCTTCAACATGGATACGGGCACGCCGAACACCGCGGCGATTTCTTCCACAACATCGTCGCGCCCCGTAAGATCCTTCGGCGGGAACGCGAGCGGCTTCACGTCGATTTCCGCGGTAGATACCATGAAATTCCCGCGGTTACGCGGCCCGCGAAACTTCTGTTTGATTGCGCGTTCTACCCGTTCCAATTCATCGCCCGACGCGTTCCCCTTGATAGTCAACAGGTAATCGGGGCGCCCGTTGTTTTGGAACATGGCCAAATCCATCGAATGTAGCGCGGCGTTCGCATTCGCGGCGCCCCACGCGGCTTCGAGTTTCCCCATGCCGTAGAACAGGTCGCGCGGGTTCGGCCGTCGGAAATGGATAACCTCATCCGCGGGGAAGGTCTGTTTTGATTCGCTACCCTTGCCGTAGCGATAGCCGCTAATGAATTCGACAGGGTCGGGGATTACTTCCGTCCATTGTGGGGGCATCGGCCATAGTTCCGTCGGCGTGCCGAACGCGTCGGTAATGACGTGTTGATAAGCGTTACCCGTCAATTCTTGCCACACGACACGCAACACCGTAGCGTCGTATCCGTTGAACCACGGGTTGGCCGTAGACAACAGGCGCAACAATGGGTGGTCGTCCGTAACCTCTTCGAAATCGTCGCCTAGTTCCGCGGCTTTCCGCATCACAACCGCCGACGGTTGGTGCGCGGTGTCGCCGCGCAAGCGCGCGACAGACTTACGCGACGCCGCGCGCGTGTTCCACAATTGGCGCGTGGCGTTGTCGCCGCGCACGTATAGCCGTAGTGGAGTAGACGCAACCGCGTTTGCGTTGATTGACGCCGCCGCGTAAATCCACGAATTGTAGTAGGCCACCGCGGCTTTGTGGTCGAACGGCGCCGCGCGCCCCTCGCCCGTTCGCATTTCGAAACTTCGGGTGGACGCGCTAATCCACGCGCGGGGGTCGGCGGCTTTCACGATGGCGCGTAGTAAGTTCATAGGTTCAAATTACCTTGAATAGAAACGGCTTATGTCGCCGCCGTGCGGCGAGCGCAAGCGCAAGCGCGCACACGCCGTCGTCGTGCCCCGATTGGGCCTCATACGTAACCCTACCCGCGTTATATCGGAAACCGAAGGAATCCAATTCGGCGCGCAACCAACCGTCGGGGTAGCGAACCTCGCGAGATTGAATCGCGGCGGATAGCCCCTCCATTATCTGTTGCTTGCTTGCGTTCGTGAATTTGAACCCTTCCGCGTTGCGGCACGCGCGGCATATGTCTTCCGTGATTGGGTCGCCTACCCCTGTTGAGTCGATATACGCCGTCGTACTCCCAACGATGCGCGCGACGCGTTCGCGTGTCGCGCCCCAATCGGATTGCCAACGCTCCAACACGCACACGGCGCCCGACGAATCGACGCCACAACAGACCGTCCAATCGTGCGATTTCGCTAGGTCAACGCCGAACGCGACAGGCGCGGCCGTCGATAGCGGCGCGACACACGCGCGGATTGCGTCGCCGCCGAAAGGGTTGCTACCGTCGTCGGTTGGTTCGGCTAGGTACAATTCGCGGAATACGTTTTCAGGAAGAATCGCGCGGGCCTCTTCAATTTCGCGCGCGTCCAACACGCCGCCGTCTACGGCATCCCACGCGGTAAGGCGGTGGTAGGCCATATTCGGCGCGCCGCCTTCCGCCATTCGCGCCAATCGGTATACCCAATTCTTGCGGCCCTTGACGTTGCCGATTATTCGTAGCGGCCCGCGCGTCGCGGTGAGTGTCGAACGTACCGCGTTGAACGCGGCTTCGGGGCACCGCGTCGCCTCATCTATGACGGCCGCGCTTACGTCGTCGCCGAAAAGGCTATCGGGGTTGTCTGCGGATTTGAACCACACGCGCGAACCGTTCGCGAGTCGCACGCACAATTCGGAATCGTTATCGTCCCACGTGCGTTTCGCGGGGTCGGCCTGTCGTAGCATCGTCTGCAACCGCATATACCCAACGGTTTTCGTAACGTGGAACGTGGGCGCAATCCACCAATAATTGCCGCCGCGCCCGTTCCACGCGGCCGCGAACAACCACAACAGACAACCCGCGGTTTTCCCCGATTTCGTGCTAGCCTCAATTATCACGATACGCGCGGGGTCACATATCGCGGCGAATTGCCGCGGGTACATAGCGGGCAAGGTCGGCGGCGTAACAATCACGAACCCGCGCCACCCGCGCGAAGCGTGATAGGCGCCAATTCCACGCGCTCCGTAGCGCCGCCACCGTCTAGCCGTTCGCAACGGTCGGCCGCTACCAACGCGTCAAGGTTGGCGCGTTGCATAGCCAACAGGGTTTCCACGGCGCGCAACCTGTCGCGTTCGCTAGCGGCATTGGTTGCCATTTCGGTAACTAGGTCGGGCAACGTCGCCAACACGTGCGGCGGGATTTTCCAACCTTCGCGTAGCGCGCGGCGAACAATCACCAACCCCGCGCGATGCCCGACGGCGTCTATAGCGGCATCGGTCGTTGGCGTTTCTGCGGGGGTGAGTTTTCGCGCGCGTGTCATAGCGTAGGCGCGGTAAACCGCGGGGTTCCCTTCGGGTCGTATGTCCAACCAATGTCGCACGATTCGTCGACAGACAACGCAACCACGGTAGCGCCGTCGGGTGGTGTCCATTCGGCGACGCCGTCCCAAAGTATGACGTTCTCTACAACGCTTGCAACGACGATAGCGTGTCGGTCGTTCATTGTTCCACCACCAAAACATAGCCCGCGCCACCCGCGCCACCGTCGCCCGCGCGCGCGTTGAAGCAAGCGCCGCCACCACCGCCACCGCTACCGCGGCCACCCGCGCCGCCGTTGCCCGCCACCGCGGCATTGTTGCCACCGCCACCGCCGCCGCCCGTGCCGATGCCACGCCAAAGCCCCGACACGCTACCCGCCGTGCCCGCGACGCCCGCGCCGCCGCCCGCGGCGCCACCACCGCGCGTCGTGGTTTGCGAATTGACGCTACCGCCCGCGCTACCCGCCAACCCTGTTAGCCCTGCAAGGTCGAACGGCCCGCCGCCGCCACCACCCGCGCCCGAAAACCAACCGCGAACGCCGCCCGTAGACACCGACGCGACGTTGGACGCGCCGCCCGCGCCGTACGCGACGCCAAACGCCGCTACGGCCGTGCCGCCCGCCGCGTTTGCGTTGCTACCCGCGACACCACCACCGCCACCCGCGACAGATAGCGCATCGAACGACGTAGTACCACCACCGCCGCCGTTGCCCGCGGTCGTGCCACCCGCGCCCGACGTGCCGCCCGCGGCGATTGTGACGGTAACGGACGTCGCCACGTCGGACGCTAGCAACACGACGACACCGCCGCCGCCGCCCGCGCCGCCACCACCCCCGCTACGGTCGGCCGCGGTCGTGTTGACGCGTGCGCCACCGCCACCGCCACCACCGCCGCCGACTAGGTAGACGGTTATGGTTTCGGCGCCCGCCGACTTATAGAACGTGCCCGACCCCGTAAACTCCGTAACCGTCGCGCCGTAAACCAACCCGTCGCTACCGACGCCGATACCCGCGCCCGTGGCTAGCGGTAACGTGTTCGGGTCGATTGTGGTTAGGTAGCGTGGGTTCATTCGTTCCGCCTTGCACGGTCGTAGCCGTATTGAATTTCGAACGCGCGAAGCGCGGCAATATGCACGCGCCTATCCCGCGACGCGGGTAGACGAATGCCCGCCAATCGGCCCGAATCAATCCACCGCGAAACTTGCGTGGCCGACACCCCTAGCCGCGCGGCTACCTGTCCCGTGGTAAACCAATCGCGCGCGGGTGGTAGTGGTTCGTTCCCGCGGGGCGGTAGGTTACTCCGCGCGCGCATCGTCGGCATCCTCCACGAACGACGGCGGCACGGCGTACCAACCTTCGGGAATCGTTACGCGGTTTGCCGATAGCGTCCATTCGCCGTCGGCGTAGGTATAGACGCGGCCGCTAATCGTCGGCCCTATCCGAATCGGAGCGGCTTCGGGTACTAGCACCGTTCGCGCGCAACCAATCGCGGACACGGCCACCGCCGCGGCGCAAAAGGCCACGATTCGTAGGCGCGTCGGTCGCGGTGGTTGTTCCAATGTACTTTCCATAGGTGGCTAGGATTGATTGCAGCACGGCCGACGCGAACGCGGCTAGCGCCGCGATCATTTCGCGCCCGCGCGTTCGGACGACACGCGGTTGTCGCGTGCGGCGATAAGACCTAGCCCCGCCATAACCGCGGCCGCGACCGCGCCCCAATCGGGAATCGTTACGGGGTCGTTATCGAACAACGCCGTAACCGCGGTACCGACCGCGACCACGATTGCCGCGACACCCGCTACCGTTGTACGCCACGAACCGCCTTTGATTGCGTCCATTGTTACCGCCTTTCTTCTAGTCGTTCGATTCGCGCGCGAAGCGCGTCCAATTCACGTTGGCTACCCGCGTCGGCCGTCGCGTTCGCTATCTGCGCCTTCGCCAAATCCTGCACGATGCTAGCCAATTCTTCCACGCGGCCGACGGTGTTCGATAGTTGAAAATCGCGCCGCCCGACTTCCGACCCCAACCACCATAGGCCACCGATAAGCGTAAACAATTGCGCTACGTTCACGGTTCTATCCAACGCGGCTAGCGGGTGCGGCTTCATAGTAGCGGGTTTCCGTCGGCGCTTGCGAGGGCGACGCGTAGCGCCGTTAGGTCGGCGAGTCGTAGCATTACCACCCATTCCGTATCTCCATCCTCGCGACAAAGCACGGTCGGCACCGCACCCGCGACCGCGTCGCGTTCGGCTTGCCGTAGGAATTCGATAGCGGAGATGCGCGCGCGGCGCTTGATTTCCAAATGAACGGGCGCCGTAGTGGCCACGTCGGCGTCGCCGTGTCGCCCTGTCCGTTGGGCGGTGCGATGCGCGGGAAGCCCCGTAGCGGCCGTCCACGCGGCCGCGGCTTCGCGCTCCCCGACGGCACCCTTTGTACGCGAATTCGGCATGGCGCTAGTATCGGCGCGCGACGGCGTTACGTCTACCCGTAACGAAAACGCACGCGCTCGGAACGTCCGAACGCGTGCGCGGGTAAGAAAAGATATCGGTAGTCTAGCGCGATTCGGCGGCGGCGCGCTTCGCGCATTCTTCCGCGCAACGCTTCGCGCGTTCTATCGCGTAGGGGTCGCGCGCGTTTTCGGCGTACGCGTGGACGCGTTGCCCCTTAACAGACACGGCGACTAGCAACCCCGCATCGTACGACACGAAATCGAGCCGAACGGGTAGCCCGTGGATGCGCGCGACGATTGCCGATTGCCAACCGTCTGCAACGCTATCCCAAACGGGCAACGACCACGTAGCGTCGGCGATGTTCAATTGCCACCCCCGATTTCCGTAGCGAACACTTCGCGGCCGTGGTCGTTCGCGTCGCGCACCATAAGCCCCGCCGCGCGAAGCGCGTCTAACGTC